GTATCCGTAAACGCTAAAGTCACGGGTCAACTTGGTGATGTCCTCGTCAGCGAGACGAAGAGGCGCACCAGCAGACTCATAGGTAACGAAAGCGTCCTTGGAACCAACGTAAAACTTGCCAGCACCTAGGGCAGGGTCAACGATGACCGGAATACCCAGGAACGATGCACGGACGTTCGTAACGTCAGCAGAACCAATGTTGTTGCTTGGGTTACCAGCAGCAACAAGAGGACGGTTAGTGGTGTCAAGCACTCCAACCAACTTCTTGTAGTCGGCCTTGTTGACAAGGATGAAGTCAGCGGTAAGGCCAGTTGCATCCCAAATGTCAGCGGTAGCGTCAACGATTGCGTCAACGTAAGCAGCAGCAGTAGTCGCACCAGTTCCAGAGGTGGTCATGCTTCCCTCAGCAGCAGCGATAGCAGCGATAGCAGCAGCGTTGGTTGCCTTTGCGTAACCAAGAGCCATTGCACGGAACGCTGTATCAAGGTAAGCAACGCTAGAGCGCTCGATTACCTGGCGAGACATAGAGGCGTAACCTCCATAGGTCTTTACCGCCGCTGTGTCAGTGTCAATGCTGATTTCACCGTAGGTGAGAGTGTCACCCTCAAGCGTCTGCACAGCAGAAGCAACAGTGTTAGCAGAAACTACGGGGTACTCAATGTTGTTACCCTCAGAAGGAAGAGCCCTCTGAGAGAACGCAGAGACCGTAGGCCTACCGTGGTCAACTAGTCGGATAACGTCAGAAACCCAACCGTCCTTTACAACGCTGTCAGCGCTGTTTGCGAATGCACGGAGTAGACCTGTAGCAGCCTCGTCACCAGCAACCGTGCCCTTAACGTACTCACCGTAGGTGCGGTACGAAGGAACGATTAGGGACGACTCATTACGGGTCTCAACCTTGCGCTCAATGTCCTCAAGAGCCTCGCGCAACTCACGAACCTCTGAGGTCGAAGCGAATTCGTTTGAATCCATGTTTGTATTCTCCTCATGATTGATTTGCTCGCGGTTCAGCGAGACTTCTTCTGTAGCGTCCTCACGGACCTCAGAAACCTTTGCGTTCCCATAAGCGGGGAACGGAACAAGGGAGACCTCCTTAAGGTCAACCTTGGTACGGACGTAAACCCCATCCGTTTCCTTCGTCTCAACAGGGATGAACCCCACGCTGAAACGGTTAATGACTCCATCCTTGAGCAAGGTGTAAGCCTCATTGCCCCTAGGAGTCTCAGAAATCCTGGCCTCAATAGCAAAGCCTTCATCGGTCTCTTCACCCTTGGTGACTAGTCCGATTGGCTCGCTGTGAGTCCAGAACAACTTAACGTCCTCTACGGACTCAATTGCTCCACGCTCAAAGGACTCCTTGATACCGCCAACGTCAATAACGTCGTTCCAAGGAACAGCAATGCCACTAACGGTTCTTGTGTCCTCATTGACAGAGCGAATGTCAAACTCTCTCTTCTCCATCATTCTCCTTCTGAACCACCGTTAGTTTTGATGTTGCTGTTAGGTGGTAGTCCTTCTGCCTTCCTTACCTCATCAACAGTGAGGAACCCTGCGGTAAGCGCTGTTTGGTAAGCCGCATACCTGGCCCCAATGTCGGAACGTAGGAAAGCGTTGTAGTTGAAGCGTGCCCTCTGTCCTCTTGGCAGAAGTTCGCTAAGGGCCTGCTCAATTTCCTTGACGTACTGGCTGACCGTGAACCTGATGAAGTCAAGGCCCAACTGCTCTGTGTTTGCGTAGGTCAGGCTGTTTCCGTCAATGCCTGTAAGTAGGTAGGTGCCAGGGATACCGAAGAGGCGTGCAATTTGGTTAACACTGAATTGAGCAACCTCAATGAACAGAGCATCGGCAGGGTTGAGCATGATGGGTTCGTACTTGACACCCTGCCCAAGTACCGCTGTGCCGCGTTCCTTCTGAGTCTCGTTCCAACGGTCCCTGATTGCGTTAGCAGAGTCCTCGTTTAGGTGCTGCTCTGTGCTGAGAAGGCCTGTAGGCACTCCTGACGCGCTAAACCAATTGTCCCTGTAGGTTCCTAGGTCCAGCGTTCCTCTGATTTCCTGACGCGCTGCCTGTAGCGGTCCAAGGCCATAGAGCGAACCAGGAACCCTGAGCAACTTGAGGTGCTTAATGTCCTCTGTGCTGTACTGCTTGCCCCCGTAGTTGTAAACAAGGGTGCCGTCCTCGCGCTGCTCAATGACAACAGCATTAGGGTTGAGAACGGTCAGGTTGGAAACCTCACGCTTGCCGTTCCTACTGATAAGCCAGTAGGCATTGCCATTGAGTGCAAGGCTTGAGACCGTCTGCTCATGGAACGCATGAGGGGCTTCCTTAACGTCAGGCTGACGAATGAATGAGGGGGCGGGGATTTCCTCTACCCCGCGCACAACCTCAATTGGCAACTGTGAAACCGATACGGTCAGAATGCTCACAGCGCGGTAAACAGCAGCAATACCCATTGCTGCTTCAACGGTTACTGTCGTGTCCGAACGGACGGGAGGAACGCTAGCGCTACCTGCCCTTTCCTGTACGACTTCCTTAGACTTGCGTGTAAAAAGACCCATTTCTCTAATTGTAAGTCATGACATTCCAATTGTAATGTCAGAAAACTTGTACCTCATTCCTCTTAGTTACTTCGATCCCGTAGACCCCAAAGACCATTCCTAGGCAGGCGTCAATTTCAACTGCTGAGTCCTTCCTTGACACCCTCCAACCCTCACCAATGTTCTTCCTGGTTGCTCGCACGACTTGGTGATTAACCAAAGGATCGTTTGTGTGAACAAGGTCTTGGTGAACGATTTTGGAATAGGTCAGGGCTGATGCCTGTAGTACGTCCTGCTGATTCAGGGTGACTACGTTCATGCCACGACGCTTCAATTCCGCTGCAACAACCCTCATGCCGTATCCGTCAACAATCCATGCGTCAGGGTTGTGCCTCTGTAGGTACTCAATTTCCCTAATCAAGTCATCCTGATTGATGTTGTTGTAGGTGCTGACAAGGGTTGTGTAGGTCTTGTCTCCTACCTTGCCTACCGCTGTGATGCTTGCGTAGGACCAATCAGGAGTCCTGTCTACAGCGAAAACGAAACGGTCAGGCTTCTGCCATTCCCCCGCGCACGACAGCCAAGCGTTCACAGGAACCCAAGTGCTGACGCTGCTGACGAATTGGTTGAGCCTGTATCGGCGTGCGTCGTTCTCAGGCATCGTTGCTAGTTCTGTCTTGAGGTTCGTCAGGCTTAGTAGGCCTTCCTCAAGGGCAGGGTTGCTCATGCGTAGTGCGTCCTCGTCCATGAGGTCACAACCCTCAGGGGCTTCCCAAATGAACGCTCCAAAGCGCTCTAGGTCCTCGTCCCCTGCAATGGCCTTGTCAGCGTTGTCATAGAGAGCAAGGAGCAGTTCTGATTCATCGTCTCCTGCTGTGGTGATCCCAAAGACCAACCCATCCCTACGGGTCGCGCTACCAAGGTTCATGGCTGTCCATGTGTCCTGCTTGGAAACGTGCAGTTCGTCAAAGACAACAAGGGAAGGGTGAAGGCCCTGTAGACCTGAGGCCTTGGCAGGAACGCTCCTGTAGGAACCCTCTCTACCGTTCAGGTAAATACCGCGCGTGTCTGTCGCACGACTCATGCGCTTCTTTAGGTGAGGGTTGCTCTGTGTCTGATACAGAAACTTCTTGTAGACAATCCTTGCCTGTTCCGCATTGGACGCTACTGAGAAAACCTCAGGGGCAGGGTCATGCAGGAGCATCCCGTAGAGAGCCATGAGAGCCCCTAGGAGACTCTTGCCCTGCTTCCTAGGTAGGGAAACAAGGACGCTCTTGTACCTGAGCCTGCCTGCCTTCTCAGGGTTGGGATGATCCTTGGGGTAGCGCTCAAGCACCCTCCTGAATAGGTCCTTCTGCCAATCCATCAGGACCAGGGGCCTGTACCCATCCTCAGGGACTACCCAAAGGGCTTCTGCTAGTTCAATGAGAATGTCCCCATCAGTGGGGTAGTCCTCTGAGAGGG